CATCAAACTGACATTCTTTATTCAGAATCCGTTCAACGCTCGAACTGGGATGTCTAGTCTCCCTGAGGGTCTCTGGGGAGATGTTGTACTGCATAATAAGATGAGGATACAAGCTATTGAGGTCAAAATTGACAACCCAATCATAGCGTCCTGGTTTCGGTTCCTTGACATAAGCACCTGCGTATTTTGCGTCCTTATCAGTTTTAATTTTAGGAGGTATGACAATACCTCTCTTCTTCAAGTAATTATATATGATTGTATCCCACATACGAACTTGATAAAATACATCTTCGTAATTCACCTTGGCTTCATATGCCATAGTGAGAGCGAGTTCAATCAACTTCATCTTGCTTTCCATACGGTCAACAAGTTCCACGTCAATTATATTATACTCTACGAATTTTTTCCACCCTTGTGTATAAAAATCTTTAAATGTATCAAACTCAGAGTGATCTAATTTCTTCTGTCCGAGTTCTACACTAGCAATATAATCCAAACGATAGGATTCCTGTGCCTTGTAAGTAAACTTCTTATATAAGTCTAAGTAGTCTAACTGTGATACACCACCAATATCATAAGCAATCTGCTTTCTACCAGCAATGAAGACCTCATCTTCAGTTACCAATCCCCAAGGTGATAATCTCTTCTTAAGTTTTTCACCTAAAATACGATCTATCCTACGAACAATATATGGTATATCATACAGTTTACTATTCCATCCAGTAATAACTTCTGGTGTATTCTCTTCTATCATCCACCAATTAATAAAGTCATTTAGAAGATCATACTCATTATTAAATTGCTTGTAATATAGATTATCTTGATGTGCCTTAAATGGACCATTACCCCAAGTAATAATCTCTTTGGTAGCATAGTCCTGAATTGATATAAGAAGTATCTCCTCAGCAGCAGATTCTACATCAGGGAATCCTTGCTCAGATTTAACCTCAATATCAATGGTTACTAATTTAATTTTATTAATATCAAACTTCAGTTCATCAGCAGGATACTTCTCAGATATGTACTGGTAAATAAATCTCTCATTACCATACACATCAAAACCTGGTACAGGTTCGTACTTCTTTATAAACTCTCTAGTCTCACGAACAGTTCCAGGTTTAACAGGTGCTACCTGAGTACCATCCAAAGTTCTATAATGAGTTTTCTTCTTAGGTGATTCAACAAAAAGGGTTGGGTAGAACTTCTCACGGGTTGCGAAGTGTTTACCATCTTCATAACCACGAACAAGGAAGTTATCCCCAACCATTTGAACGTTCGTATAGAACCTCATTACGAGTTCAGACTTTCATATGTGTCTTTTATTTTACCAAGAGGTTCGCATATAGTCAAGATTTTATCAGAACTAATCATAAATTCTTTCTGATTTGTTAGTTCACCCATCCAAGGTTGTAAGGTAGCATTACCATTCTGTTGAGGAACAATATTATAAGGATTGATTAATTTACAATCAGGTTCTCCTATGTCTGCTCCAACTTCTTCAATTTCAGCAACTACTGTACCTCCAGTATGGAATACAATTAATTGTGGTTTAAGTTCATCTGCCATTTAACTATCCTCTTCAGGGATTACAATTGTTTTTTCTTGTGTTTCTTCTTTTTCCTTTAGAACATCATTCATATACATTGATGATAGTTCATCAACTGGATCTATAAATGTAACAATCCAATCTAAAGGTACTGGGAACCTAGTTCCTTTACCTAAAGGAATCCAAGGTGCTAATTTAATATCAAAAGAAGCACCACCACTTTCTTTATTAACGATAGGTTCTGATGTATTGACAACACATGGTTTGATAAAGAAGTATCCAACAACCTTATCTTCCAGTATCATCTCTTCTACCTTGGTAATAATCTGTTCACCAGTTTTTATTACTGCTAGTTTATTTGCCATAATGGTTTATCTCATGTTGCTATTATACTGCCAATAAAAAGGGGTGTCAACTGGATTTTGCCAGTACACCCCATTGCGGCGAAGATATTCAGTTTTATTTATAGATATTCCTTCCGAGCATGATGCTCTGGTACAACTTTACCTAGTTCTACGACCAGTAATCCGTCTCTGAATTGTACGTCTCGTATCTCGGTATCATCTGTGATCGTCCAGACCCTAGTGAAAGACCGCTTGGCCAATCCTTGATGGACAAAAGTTTCAACTGTTTCTGTGTCTTCCTTCTTGCCTTCCACATATAGTTTTCCAAACTCCGTATAGACTTTGAGCTCATCTTTCTTGAACCCCGCAAGGGCGACTTCGAGTTTCGATTCGACATTATTTACTTGTATTAAATTATATGGGGGATAGTTTGATGTGGTCTCATTCATGAACCGATCAAAATAATCGTCCATCCCTATACTGTTCTTCATTATTCTATCGAACAGTTGTGGCATGTCTGCCGTATGAAAACGTGTTAAGTTAGTCATGGTTCTCCTTTAAAAGCGAGTGTGTTTATGTACCCTTTCGGCGTACAATATTATTTAATCACAATCACTCAAAAGATACAATCGGATAACCAGAATTTTTTATTCGGTTAAGCGAACGGTGGACCCCAAACCCAAGTAACTAAAACTTTTCTACTACCTTTTTGTACGGTTTTTACCCTATGATAAAGGTACGGTGGGAAGATATGAACGAGACCACGTTCTTTAGGAACTTCCACATTTGGGAACAATTCAAACTGACCACCTTCATAATCTGTAGGTTCACTCAACTGAACAACTACTGTAAATTTTCTAGCAGGAGTAGGACAGTTGGTATAATCAGTGTGCCAATTATATTCTGAACCAGTACTATAGCAAGCATATTGAATGTTATCATCAAGTTGACTTAAATTGAATCTATAGTATTCAGAATTTAATTGATGAACAACTTTAGATAATTGAGAAAATAACCAATGACTATTTTCATCATATCCAATCAAAGTAACCCATGATTTTTTAACCTCATCGTTAAATTGTGTACCACTATTCATATCAACCATATCTTCTATACTATCTAATTGTTCTTCAGTAAAAACATTAGATGCATAGACAAAGGGACATGTTGATCCTTGTGGTGGATTTAATGGTGGTATGCGAATACTCAAGATATCCCCCATATCTTGTCGCAGTAATCTCTAATAGATCTATCAGAAGAGAAGAATCCTGACCGTGCAATATTTACAACTGAACTATGATTCCACTTATCACGATCCTTCCATGCTGCACTTACACGTTCATGAGCATCCAAATAATCATCAAAGTCTGCACATACGCAGAATGGATCATGATTCAAAATATTATCCATTAATGGATTAAAGACATTTTTATCTCCTCCACTAAAATGTCCACCTTTAACAAGATTAATTACTTCCCAAAGATCTGGACTCATATAATGCTTAGGATCATAATTGTTTTTCCATAAGTCTGCAATCTCAGATTCAGTCTTACCAAATAAGAAGAAGTTCTCCTCACCTACAAGATCACGTATCTCTACGTTAGCACCATCCAGTGTACCTATAGTAAGAGCACCATTCATTTGGAACTTCATGTTACCAGTACCAGATGCTTCCTTACCAGCAGTAGATATCTGTTCTGATAGATCAGCAGCAGGATATACAAGTTCCCCTAACTTGACACTATAGTTTGGTAAGAAGATAACCTTCAACTTACCCTCCATATCAGGATCAGTATTAACTACTTCTGCAACACAATTAATAAAATAGATAATATGTTTTGCCATATAATATCCTGGTGCTGCTTTACCACCAAATATTACTGTGCGAGGAACAAAGTCGTTTCCTTTTTTAATTTTTAAATACTGAGAGATGATTTGAAGAATAAGTAAATGCTGTCTCTTATATTCATGTATCCTCTTAACATGCACATCGAACATGCTATTAGGATCAATAGATATACCAAGATTCTTAAAGACGTAATCAGCAAGTCTATGTTTACCTATTAGTTTTGCTGTTCCCAACTTCTCCAATAGATCATAGTCAATATTAGTTTCCAACTTTTTAAGTTGTTCCATATTAGTGATCCAATCAGAACCACAATATTCATTCAAAACTTCAGTAAGTGATGGATTACAAGATGCTATCCAACGACGAGGTGTAACACCATTAGTTACGTTAGTAAACTTATGAGGCCATAACTCAGAGAACTCTGGCATCAATTGTGTCTTAACCAACTCAGAGTGTAAAGCAGCAACACCATTTACATGATGAGATCCTACAGTAGCAAGATGTGCCATACGAACATACTTATTATGAGATTCATCAATAATAGATAACTTCTCTTGTATGGATTCATTACCAGGATAATGAAGTCTTACCACCTGTAAGAATCTACGATTAATCTCATAGATAATCTCCATATGTCTTGGTAGAAGTGTCTTAAACAATTTAAGATCCCACTTCTCCAATGCCTCTGGTAGAAGAGTATGGTTAGTGTAGGCAACAGATTGAGTAGTTAACTCCCATGCATGTTCCCACTCCATATGATGTACATCTACAAATAATCTCATCAACTCTGCTACAGCAATAGATGGATGAGTATCATTTAATTGAACCTGCCAATATTCAGGGAACTGTTCAATAGGAATACCTCTTCTCTCAAGACTGTTAAACATATCTTGTAGAGATGCACTAACAAAGAAGAACTGTTGCTTCAGTCTTAGTTGCTTACCAGCATCTGTACCATCATTAGGATACAAAACCTTAGAGATAGTTTCTGAAGATACACTCTGTTCTACTGAACCAAGATAATCCCCAATATTAAATGCATAGAAGTCAAATGTCTCAGTAGCATCTGCTCTCCATAGTCTCAGTCTATTACAACTATCAACTTTATATCCCAACTGCAATACATCATATGGTACTGCAACTACTTGTTCATCAGGAACCCAACGTACTCTATAATGATTATGATCTGAAATATAATTCTCTACCTTACCACCAAATCCTACATAAACAGATTCATCAGGTTGACATAACTCCCAAGGCCAATCTCCATGTAACCAATTATCAGTTATCTCAATTTGTTGATTATCTCTTATAATCTGCTTGAAGATACCATACTTATATCTGATACCATAACCAGTAGCAGGTACTTGTAAAGTCGCTAGAGACTCCATATAACATGCAGCAAGACGACCTAGACCACCGTTACCAAGTCCAGGTTCCTCTGCTTGTGCAAGGATCTTCTCTATATCTTGATCGTATTCTTTTAATGCTTCTTCTGCCTCATCACGAATCCCTAAGTTAATAAGATTCCTATTAAGTTGAGGACCAATTAAAAACTCTGCTGATAGATATGCTACTTCTTTCTTTGACTTTGGTTTGGCATCTAACCAATGCGTCATCATCTGATCCCTCACAGCATAACTAAGTGCCATGTAAAAATCATGTGATGTTGCGATATCTGGACGTTTACCTAATGTATAAAATAGACGTTCTTTGATACCATTATAAAGTAATGACATAATGGTTATACTACTAAATTAGATTATACTCTATTTACTCAGTAGTTTCCACTTTTTTCTTAGAACCGATGTTATATTTTTGTTCCAGGATCCATTCACCCTTATCTTTGTATGCCAACACCTTAATTTGGTTCAATGGAGCGACATCAGATATGCTCTCAGCATTGACTACAGATATGAGACCCCAATCAGAAAGCAAGCGAGCGATACGATTCCGACGCTGAACGTCGTTAACAGTAAGGTTAGCGTGTTTTCCATCTAATGCGAATAATTCTTTGAAGTGAGTAATGTAATAGCGACCTTGCTTATGAAGAATGTGGCAAGATTGATATAACTTTTTCTCCTTCCTTGAGGCAACTCCAATACGTGTTAATGTCTCACGTACTTTAAGGAAATCATCTGGTTCGTTAAGCATAACCTCCACCATCATTTCAGGCTTCCAGTTAACTTGTGGTTCAATAGTACTAGTAGTCATGTCATTCCACCAATGTCAAGTCGTTGTTTAATAAAATCGAGTTGTTCTTTAGACAAAATATTCAACGCTTGCATTGCCTTCTCATTACTATATCCATAGTATTGTTTAACAAGGTCAAGGTTACTAATCTTATCTTTTCGCATCCACGGAGAGAATCTCTTCCGTTTCCTCAGACTATTTAGATAAAATTTATATTGCATATCCCTATCTAGAGAAGGATATTTGTTCATTTCATTAGCAAAGAGTATGCAATCTAGGTGTCCAGATAGACATTTGTTAATAATATAGGGAGGATAAGATTTGATCGCATCAGGATCATCGGTTAAATCCTCTTTAGTATGGTTGATAGAATTCAACCAATGCTTCAACTCAATTGTCATTAAACGACTCCATTATCGTATTTACACTTACGACTCTGGCATTGGGATTTCTTGCAAGAGCAACTTTCCTTGCTTCCTGATAATCTCTAGCATATACATCTTCATGGAAGAGTTTGCCAGCGACATATAATTGAACTCTACATTTCATTTTTTTGGATAGTAAACTTGTACGAATGATTCACACTTGGGGCATGAGAGATTAGTTACAATAGAATATTCTTCTTCACATCCATAATCCTCACCAGAAAAATCTGATCCCCATATTAGTTCAGTATTACAATGCCAACAATTCATTTGAAGAACTCCATTAAACTACTTCTTTCATAATTTAGTAAAAGCAACTCTTTACGAGTACTTTGATCACCCATATAATCTCCTGTAGATCTCATGGTATATGTTAGTTCATATTCTGCTGCATCCCAACCAGCAAATCTATCCTTTACTAATTGAGAATTATTGTATGATACTAATTGGTGAGACTCGCATGCCTCACAGTCTTCTGCAAATTTATCATGGTCGAATGTCTTATGCATTCCACCTTTCTTACCATATAGATTATCCTTAATATCATAAGGAGGATCTAAGTATATAAAAGAATCCATTCCATTTTTCAACACCTCTTCATAAGAATAATTTGTTATAACCCAATTGGATATTAACTCTTGGTATTCTGGAAGTTTTTCAATTCCTCTAACAGTAAAGTTGGAGGTACTTGCCTGAGGTGAGAAGGAGGAGGACTCAGTAAGACCACTAAAACTGCACTTATTGATAATATAAAAATTAATCGCACAGTCCAAGGGTGTAATTTCTTCTGCACTGATAGTCTCCTTTGCTGTCTTAAAAAGATCCTTTGCTTTGTCTGGTGTATTGTGTTCCTCTTTGAGTTCTAACAATCTCTCAGACATAACATCTCCAGATTCCTGAAGTTGCTGCCAAAATGTTGCTAATGGTTTATATAAATCATTTACCCAGATAGGTAAATTAGTATACAACTTAGTAACATGTATTGCAAAAGACCCACCCCCAATAAAGGGTTCTCTATATTGCTCATAGGTTGCCAAATTAGGTAGATACTTCTCCATCTTTATACAAGCACGAGACTTACCACCAGGATACCTGAGAGGTGTTTTAAGAGACTTCAGGGACTTCTTCATAGAATGCTCTCTAAAGATTCTAGAAGTTCATTTGCAGTAATATTCTTTACAGATGGTTCAACATTCTCAGCAAGCATAGTGTAATCACCTGCTTGAAGTTTGAATGTTGCACCTGCTCCATCAAGTTTGGATCTACTCTCAACAATATCCCATGTTGTAACAGCAATACTCATGTTCTTAGTATCAACCAAAAACATATACTCAAAAGTTTTCTCCAAGTTTTGTTTGCTGCGACCAGGCATATTATTTTTTAGGATAACCTGTTTGCATGATCCATTCTTATTAAATAATCCCAAAGAACCTTTCATCTCATAAGGGACTCCATCATTATCAACGAAGTCTTGACCATCTGCATAGTTACCAACATAAGTTAGTTGACCACCAGAATGCTTCTCAAAAGACTTCTCCTGTAGATAAGTCCTAAGAGGACGAAAGGCATTAGTTTTTAATTCTGTTGTGTTAGTTGCATCAACACAACCAAAAAAACTATTCAAATCACAAAGTTTAATGTCAATCATTAGGGAACAATAATTCCTTCTTGTACAGAATCAGGGGTTACAATTTTACTAAACTGATTAGCATAATGATCTATTAATGCAGGATTAGGATCACCAACATAAACAATATGCTTCTTGCTAAGTGTTATATCCTCAACAGGACTAGCAAGAAGAGGTGTCCATGATGCAAATCCAATGTTACCATCCTTAGTTGGAACTGCTACGATCCCTCCACGAATTGTAACTGAATCATCAGTCTCTTCTAGTAAGTCTGCTACAACATCTTCTGTTGTAACTAAACGGATGACTCTCACATCCATGTCTTTTTTTACTCTTGCTTCATTCATTTGAATTTACATTCACACATTAGTTCGGTTAAAGCCGCCATGAGATTAATCTCTTGATCTGCAACAAACGCTATCTGATATTGGTATTTTGCAATGATCAGAACTGCGGCAGGTATGCTGCTAGGTTCCAAAGAATCATACATGCAATCGTAGATTCTTCTAAGAATAAGAGCAGGATCATTATCCAAATTTTGAACTACCCATTTACGGACTTCCGTAAAATTCTTACTCTTTAATTGTTTGATTAGATCCTCAGTCTTTACATCCCCAAAGGTTGCTAGGATTGCAGAATCTATCTTTCCACTTACTGAGTATCGTTGACACTCATTTAGGACTCTTCTCCAATCGGGGAAGTGTTTGTTGATGAGTTCTGCGAGGACTTTCTTATCAGACTCAACCCGTTCTTGTCCCAAGATGGTATTAAGTCTTGCGAAGAATTGACCAGCGATTGCTGGTTTTTGTTTTCCTGCAATGGAGAACTCGATGACTGAGCATCTCGAATGGAGGGGCTCAATGATTTTGTTTTTGTAGTTGCAGGTAAAGATGAATCTGCAATTGTTTGAGAATTCCTCAATACTCGCTCTAAGAAGGAGTTGTACGTCGGAAGTGGTATTGTCTGCCTCGTCGATGATGATGACTTTATGCTTTGCCTCAGATGATAAAGAGACTGTTGCTGCGAAGTTTTTGGCGTTGTTCCGAACAGTGTCGAGAAACCTGCCTTCATCCGATCCATTAATGACATAGTAGTCCACTCCTAACTCGTTACACAGTGCTTTTGCAACTGTAGTTTTACCGCACCCTGCAGGACCAGCAAGAAGTAGATTAGGTACTTCTCCTGCTTCCAAAAATTCAAGAAAAGTTTTCTTGATATTCTCAGGCAAGATACATTCTTCAATTGTCTTGGGTCGATACTTCTCAACCCAAAGGAATTCATCCCTCATAATTTCTCAATCTCACATAATAAGGTGCTAGAGAATGAGTACTAAAGGTATCATCTTTAATACCTCTCTCTAGGTTTAACTCTTGGAGCATGCCCCAATCATCAGAATCCCCAATAAGGATCTGAACCCATTCTACACCATCCTCAAGCAATTGCACAGCTTTGTCTTGAGCATCTGTCCAATCATCATATTCATTTTCACTTGTGATGTTCCTAGGATAGGAATCATCTTGTCCGCATACTTTGTACATTATTAGGAGGGTTCCAATGACGAATTACACCAGCAGTAATAAAACAATTAGTAACAAGATAACTGATAAAGATAACGCTACGAATAACACAGATTGCATTATCATACTTTGCAGTTTTAGTATCCGAGAAACTTCCCAAGGCATACTTCCAAATCTCCCATAATTTAATCATTTTATAGTTTCCATTATAGCATAATAAACAAACACCATAGACCCAATGCCATTAAGTATTAAAATAATTCCTAAGACTCCAAAACAATTTAATCTAAATGGTGCATACTTTTTCACTTCTCAACCAATCCATCTAAAGATGGTATCTCAATCATGTCCCGATAATTTTCATGAAGTTCACAACCGATGTAATCCCTATTTAGAGACCTTGCCACTCTAGCAGTTGTACCAGAACCCATAAATGGATCTAATATAATATCACCACTTTGACTACCTGCCTTTATACATGGTTCAATAAGATCAGGTGGATATACTGCAAAGTGAGCACCCTTAAATGGTTTGTTAGTTACCCTCCAAACAGATCTTTTATTCTTCTTTGGATAACTCTTAGTTAACCCTGTGTGAGGGGATAGACCAGTGCCAGCATTATGATACTTACCTTTAGTACGATCTCTAGTACCCCAGTCTTTTGCTGGTTCTTTAATTGCTTCATTGTCATAATAATATTTTTTATTTTTACTCAACAAGAAGATGTATTCATGAGACTTAGTACATCTATCTCTTACCGACTCAGGCATTGGATTGGGTTTATGCCAAATAATATCTTGTCTTAGATACCATCCATCTGCACGTAATGCAAACGCTAACATCCAAGGTATACCAATTAAATCCTTCTCTTTTAATCCTTCTAATTTATTACCTCTTTTGTTACACTTATCTGGTAAGTCTTGTTTAGTCTTACTTACTGATTGTTTAGGATATGCCTGACCTTTACCAGGTCTATAGTTATAATAACTATCACCTATGTTAACCCACAGTGTACCATCATCAGTTAGGCAATCTCTTACCAAACTAAAAACTTCAACTAAGTTTTGTATGAATTCTTCAGGTGATTGTTCCTGACCTATTTGGTTCTCTTCACCACCATAATCCCTAAGACCATAATAAGGCGGTGACGTTACACACATCCTCGCCTTATCTTTGTATGAAGCAAACTGTTTTAACGTCTCTCTACAATCACCATAGAGGATAGAATTTCTCATTAACCAAAGGATGAATCAGGTTCTAATGCAATAAAGTATGTAAGATCATAATCCTTACACTTAAATCTGGACAATAGTTTTTGAGATATAACAACCTCATAAGTACCAGGTATAATCTTAATATTCTCTACTTTAAAGTTAAATACAAAACTATCTGATGTCTCACCAACTGTAATAGCAAAATCATTAGAGGTATCATTCTTCTTATCTCTAACAACAATCCTTACAACACCAGCATCACCAATAACTGCTAAGTCTGGTAACTGATAAATTGCTGCTGCCTTAAGCAAACGATCTAACTGTTGAGTATTAAGATCAAATGATACATCCTCACTAGGAAGATCTAGATTTTTATCAGGAGGTGTAACTATTACACTAGGATCTGCAAAGAAGTATTTGGATCTCATCCTACCTTCTTTAATAACCACATGATTATCATTAGTAAAATCCAAGTCTGGACTCTGATGCAATCCCATACCATTAAGGAATTGATTCAAATCATATATGCCAAAATCCTTTGGGAATGCTTCATTAACTTCTGCTTCCGCAAGAATGTTCTTCATCACACTCATGGTGCGAAGTTTACTACCCTCTTTAAAAAGAATAGATTGATTAATGTTGCTAAAATTCTTGAGTAGATTGACAGTTTTATCAGAAAGTTTCATAACGAGTGTTAGTGTAATCAGGTTCTTTAGTGTTGCCACTAAAGTAATAAAGGAGTAAGCAATAATGCATTGCTTTTAGGATGTCTTGCTTTGCAGATCCCTTCTTATCATAGCGACTCAAATACTTAATTGCATTAGATCTACAGAATGATTCTGCATCACCTACAGAATGAATAAGATCAAGGGTTTGAGTATCAGAATTGTTATTTGTATAATGTCCTTGATAGGTAGAAGAGACATAAGATTTTAGGTCTTCAATACCTTTATCTTCTTGATACTTGTGAGATTTAAATTTTAAATCTGGTTTTGGTTTTGGATCATGAGCATCAGCAAAAGTTACAGTATCATAACCACTGGTGTCAATTTTGATCTCCTCTGCTGCACCAACCATGTTACCTACTTGGAAGTCAACTGCACTAGCATAGTGATTGGTTCCACCAAGACTAAAGTCAACTCCATCCATACTTGCAAATAAATCTTCATCAGTTTTTGCACTAATATGATGTGCTATTTGATCATCATTATCTGCTAGAGGATCAGCAGGGAATGGATTTGGTCTATCAGGATCATTCCTATCATAATCATACCAATACTTAGAATGTTTTGGTTCAGGATTGATTAGGTCATAGTCCTCACTTTCTAATGAGGTGATCCTATCATCATCTTTTGACTTTGGAGGATCATACTCATCAGACTCCTGAGGTGTTACTCTATTCTCGTCACTCATAATAGACATGCTTTTCTCCTAGTATTATACCAAGGATTGATCTTCTTGTCCATCTTCTTCTGATGGTGTGAAGTTAGGATCAACTTTATCATAGAGTTCAAGGAATGACTGCTTAGTCTCATCATCGAATCTATTAAGGCATATGTTAACTGCCTTCTCTTTGTTATTAAAGATACTAAACGCTCTAATGATGTGTGTCAAGCGACGAGTACTAATAACTTCATCAATACCACCATCATAGAATGTTTTACGGATGATGTCTGCCCAGTCTACAAGACGCTGACAGAAGTCAGAGTGTTGATTAAGGTCATGGTCACCTTTAGATAGTCCAACTTCTATTGCCTTTGCTACAAGGATCTTATATTCAGTTGTAGGTGAAGGATACTGTTGTTCAAAGGTAACACAGAATCTTTCTAGGAATGCTTCATTAAGAACATTAGTTCCTATGAATCTACCATCGTCAGATCCCTTACCTTTTGTATTAGCAGTAGCAAGAACATTAAAACCTGGAGCAGGTTTTATAAACTTACCAATCTTCTTAAGGAATACTCCTTTACCTTCTAGGATTGACTGGAGGCACAAGATCTTGTTAGAGGCAAGATCAACTTCGTCCAGAAGCAAGATTGCCCCTCTTTGTAATGCTTCGATAACAGGACCGTTGTGCCAAACAGTGCTGCCATCAATAAGACGGAAACCACCAATGAGATCATCTTCGTCCGTTTCGACTGTGATGTTGACACGAATTAACTCCCTTCCTAATTGAGCACACGCCTGTTCGACGCTGAATGTTTTACCATTACCAGATAGACCAGTAATGAATGTTGGATAAAACAACTTGGATTGAATAATCTTCTTAACGTCATTGAAGTTTCCAAACTTAACAAAAGTTGAATCCTTCTCTGGGATAAGATTTTGAACTACAGCAGGAACAGCGACAGGAGCAGCAGGTGCTTTGAATGAACGTTCGATGTTCTCAACTGCTTTAGTAGTAACTTCCAAATTCCATTTACCCTTCTCTACTTTATGCTTAAGTAGTTTTTTAGTAACTGTCTGATAACCAATATCATTCATGGCACAGAAGGCACGAATATCAGCAGCAGTAAATTCTGTGCCGTATGTTTTCTTCAAACCATCTTTGATTTGGTCTTCAGTCATTTTAATTTCAAAAGGCATAATGATGTATTTGTTTTGTTATATACATTATATACTCTTACAATACAGGAGTATATAGTATGTGTACCAGTTTTTCAACTGGTTTATCATGCAATTAATTCCACGAATTCCCCTAAGACTTTCTTGTTTAGTTTTTTAGTCTTCAAAGATTTAAAGAATGCTCTTTTAATTTGTGCCTTAGTTGCATTTTCCTCAACTTCAAAATCATCGTCTGCTGCAAGAGTAGCAGATGATAAACCAAAGTACTTATTATATCCATCAAGTTCCATAGAGAAACTCTTACTCTTCTTCCATTGTGCTTTTGCTTTAAGTGCTTCTGGAGTATTCCATCCCAAGTAACGATCAATAAAGTATCCAGAATCACGAGGAGCAAGAAGTCTAATACCAACAAAATTGATACCTGGATTACTGTCCTTTACATACTCTATAAGAGTACCTGTAAACTCATTCCATGAATGCTTAATCCTATATGTTCTACCATTCTTACGGTTGCGTAAATGATCCTTTACTGCATTAATAGAATTCTGTCCTAAGTATGGTGTATCTTCCCAACGACGTTCTACTAACTTATGCTTAGGAAGGTGATTTGCTTCACCATCAGTAAGAATAACACATTGAACTTTTTGAACACCAGTCTCCTTTCTAAACTTTGGAAGGATTTGATTTAAGGCAACTATTGTCTCGTTTAATGGAGTTCCAGAGAGTTGTAATCTTGGTGGAGTAGGGTATGAGCAATAGTTCCTCATTCCATAAGCAACTTTCCAAATAGTACGTAATTGTTGTTCAGATTCTTTACTAGTTGAATCACTATTAAAGAATTCCATTAAAGAGAATCTATCATCTACAGCAAGCAATCCATCCTTTGGAGTATAGTGTTGAAGAAGATTGTATCCATTACCTTCTATACTGCGATTGAACTCATAAGTAAAAGCATAAACCTTAAAAGGAATACCAACTTTTCTACAGAACCATACAAGATTGTACAACTGCTTAAGAGTATCCATTAAGCAATTTGCCATTGAACCTGACCAATCAAGAATGAATACTAAACCATGATTCTTACCATCAGCAAGAGTTGTTACCTTCTTGAATAGATCTTCATTGTACTTATAAGTATGAAGTTTAGAGCAATCTAAAACTCCAGTCTTAGATACTGTTGCTCTTGCATATGAATCTGCTGCCTTCTTACATTCAAATTCTTTAACAAGATAGTTTACTTCTTTTTGTGCTTCCTTCCTATACGTCTGATATGCTTGTTCAACTCTGGCATAATCTTCTAGTAGATACTCATATCCTTCATTATAATTTTTTACATCTTTTTCATTCTGTCTCCAATAATCTTGGATGTAAGTATGAATAGACTCATTTGAATTAATAACAGTATTCAAATTTAGTTCAGGCAATTCAATATATTCATTTGGTTGTGCTTCATCATTAACTAAATCTTTGATTGCTTTTGCTAATGCTGTATCAGTTCTAACTTTAGGTTCTGAATCCTGCTCAGGAGGACCACTTGCTTCATTTCCTGCTACACTCTCAGTAATATCATCATACTCTGTATGATCTTCTCCTAAGTCAGGACGACCAGATTTTGGATTTCCTTCTCCTTCTTCATCAGTATCATTATCCAACTGATCTTCATTATATGATTCAAAGACATCCTCATTCATATCATCACCATCACTATTATTTCCTTGCATCTTCATCATCGCTTCAAATTCTTCTTCTTCCTCCTTCTGCTTTGCTTCTTGCTCTGCAAGTTCTTGCTTACAGTAGTTGTATAACATCTCTGCTGCATCTTCTGCATCTTCAAAAGTCTCTGCATTAAAAGTTGCATCAACAATCTTTTGCTCTTCCTCATTAAATTGAATACCCATAAAAGGACCAATTTTAAAGTGAAGATTGATTCTATCTGCAAGATTCATCTCATCAATATTAACACCAGCAAGATCAAAGAAGTCATCCTTATATAATTGATTATAACCACCATAAAATGTTTTAGGAAGACCTTCGTACTTACGCTTCATCAATTTTTCAATACGAGCATCTTCTGTAACATTAAGGAATGTCTGAGGAATACCTTTTCTTGGATCTCTATTAGGTGTGAATAGTGCATGCCCTACTTCATGAGCAACTAACATATCATATACACTCTCTTCTGCATCCCACATTGGTAGAGTCAAGACACGAGTCTCAACATTGAACATTGCAGTCTCTACTTGCTTGTTCTCTATGATAAGATCTTCAGTAGCAAGTAGTTTTGCTAGTTGACCTTTGATCTCTAGATTAACTGTTTTGTTCATGTGTCTCCTTTATATGTACACATTATAAAACCCCTTCCGTGGGGAAGAGGTGTTAAGTAGACGCTTTTTTAACTGTCTACGTCTTTCTCTTGCACTACGCAACGCTTGAGGTTTAAGCGTTCGCTTCGGTTCTTTGCCCGAATTGTGCTGCCAGTTAGGTAATTTCATCGAACTTTTTAAGTGAGTCCTTAAGATTGGAT